GGTAAAGTAAAACCAGGTGGCAAAAAGAAAAAACCTAAAAAGAGAAAATAATGGGTTTAAGAAAATGGGTGAACGAGAAATGGGTAGACATTGGAGCACCGAAGAAGGACGGCAAGTATCAACCTTGCGGAAGATCGAAGGGGAGCAAAAGAAAATATCCGAAGTGCGTACCACTTGCAAAAGCCACACGAATGTCAAGCTCGCAAAAGGCGAGTGCTGTCAAACGAAAAAGACAAGCAGGTAATACAGGACCTAAACCTACTAATGTTAAAACATTTACAAGAAAAAATATGAGTGGAGGAGGGATAGCCTAATGGCAACTAAAGGTAATCCAATCTCAAGAAGTAAAACAAACTACAGATCTACAAAATCTGGAGCAGGCATGACTAAGAAGGGTGTCGCTGCCTATAGAAGAGCAAACCCCGGAAGTAAACTAAAAACAGCCGTGACTGGAAAAGTGAAACCAGGATCAAAAGCTGCAAATCGACGTAAGTCGTACTGTGCAAGAAGCGCAGGACAATTAAAAAGGTCATCAGCAGAAACTCGTAACGATCCTAATTCACGAATTCGACAAGCACGGAGAAGATGGAAATGTTAAATGAGAAATGCACTACTACAAGCACTAGAAGATAAGTATAAAGCAGAAATATCTGCAGCAGATGCTACGATAAATATATACCTTACTAATTCAGTAGGGATTGGTGAGCATCCACAACACTTAGAAGAAATAGATAAACAATTAGATAAGATAGCTAACGCAGAAGAGAAATTAGATGCTTTAGAGTCTTTTCGAATACCAAAAGAGGAAGAATAATGATTGATAAAAAAGAAAAAAAGCTGTTAAAAAAACATAAAAAACACCATAGTACAAAACATATGGCTCAAATGAAAAAAGATATGAAAAAAGGCACTACTTTTAAAAAATCTCATAATAAAGCTATGAGAAAGGTTGGTAGTTAATAATGGATGAACTAACTTTAATTACAAAACTTCAAAAAGTATTGAAGGAAAGATACCAAACCACTGGTGAATCAATGCTAGCAGGTACTATTGACAATATGGAAAAATACAAATATATACTAGGACAGGCACATGCCTACCAATATATATCACAGGAAATCTCTAACCTGCTAAACAATAAGGAGCAAAAAGATGAGCAAGGAAGAAACGTTATCGACCTCAACAAAAGAGATCCCAAAGCATAAACACGCTTTGGAGGAAAAATATCAAGAAAATAAAAAAGAAGAAAGAGATCTTTCAAAAACAGAAGAGCATAGACTTCCTCAACCAACAGGTTGGAGAATTTTAGTTCTACCTTTTAAAATGAAGGATAAAACTAAAGGAGGTATCTATTTGGGAGATGCAACTTTAGAACGACAACAAGTCGGATCAAACTGCGGATTGGTTTTAGCAATGGGACCACACTGTTATAGTGGAGAAAAATTTCCAGAAGGACCTTGGTGTAAAAAAGGCGATTGGGTTGTTTTTGCAAGATACGCTGGAAGCAGAATTTTGATTGACGGCGGAGAAGTTAGACTTTTAAATGATGATGAAGTTTTAGCTACTATAAAAAACCCAGAAGATATCATCCATCAATACTAACATAGGAGAAAACTATGCCTGACGTAGAACAAAAAACTGTAGACGTAGATACATCTGGTCCCGGAGCCGAGGTTCAAATACCTGAAGTAACGAAACCAGAAAATGAAATCATAACAGAGGAAGTATCTAATGAAACAGTTATTGAAAACAATACTGAGTCCAATGACCCAGTTGAGAAACCTGATGAGCAGTCTAATGTTCAAGCAGAAGAAAAAACGGAACAAGAAACAGAAAAGAAAGTTGAAGAAGAAAATAAAAAAGAAATAGATGATTACAGCGACGGCGTAAAAAGAAGAATTGCTAAGTTAACTAAAAAAATGCGTGAAGCAGAGCGTAGAGAACAAGCTGCTTTAGAGTACGCAAAAACAATTAAGACTGAGCAAGATCAACTTAAATCTAAATACTCTAAATTAGACACAGGTTATGTGTCTGAAATGGAAAATAGAATTAAGTCTTCTATGGAAGCTGCTGCATCTAAATTAGCTAAGGCTAGAGAAGATGGCGATCTAAAAGCTGAAATAGCAGCCCAAACGCAAATATCTAAATTAGGTTATGAAGAAGCAAGATTAGCTGAAATCAAATCTAAACAAGATAATAAACCGGAATCTGTTAGAGAACCTGTTAGAACAACAGAAGTTAGACAACAGACAGTTCAAGAACCTATCAACCCTGATCCAAGAGCACAAACATGGGCTCAAAAGAATTCATGGTTTGGTAGTGAAGAGGCCATGACCTATACTGCCTTTAGTTTACATAAGAAACTAGTGGAAGAAGAAGGTTTTGACCCTCAAACTGATGAGTATTATTCTGAAATAGATAAAAGAATAAGACTTGAATTCCCGCATAAATTTGATACAGTGCAATCACAAACGATTAATAAACCTACTCAAGTTGTAGCTTCGGCCAACAGAAGTAGTAAACCTAATCGCAAAACTGTGAGACTCACATCATCACAAGTAGCAATAGCTAAAAAATTGAATGTGCCACTTGAAGAATATGCGAAACAATTAAAAATCACGAAGGAGTAAATGCATATGAAAAAAATAGAAGAAAATAAAGCTTCCCGTGCGAGCCAAACAAGAGTTAAAGAAGAACGAAAAAAAGTTTGGACTCCACCGTCATCTTTAGATGCACCCCCTGCGCCAACAGGTTTTAGACATAGATGGATAAGAGCCGAGTCTATGGGTTTCCAAGACACTAAAAACGTCGCTGGAAGATTAAGATCAGGTTATGAGTTAGTTAGAGCTGATCAATACCCAAACGGAGAATATCCAGTTGTCGAAGACGGCAAATACAAGGGAGTAATCGGAGTTGGTGGCCTAGTGCTCGCTAGAGTACCTGAAGAGATTGCAAAGGCACGTTCTGAATACTATGCCAAACAAGGTATAGAACAGGATGAAGCAGTAAACAACGATCTTATGAAGGAAGAGCACCCAAGTATGCCTATCAATATTGATAGACAGACTCGTGTAACCTTCGGTGGTTCAAAGAAAAGTTAATTTATTAGCTATTCCTACCCAACGAATTAACATTAACCGTAAAACTATTAATAGTAGTTTTACTAAAGGAGAAAAAATATGGCAAACGTAGATCAAGCTTTCGGACTGAGAGCTATCGGAAAAGTTGGCCAGAATAGAGATAACCAGGGCTTAAGCGAATATCAAATAGCGGCAAATAGCACTGCAATATATCAAGGTGATCCAGTAATATTGGATGACACAGGGTTTATTGAAGTAGCAGCAGCCACTAACGTTAATTTGATAGGAGTGCTTAATGGTATCTTTTATACTGACGCAGCTACAAACAAACCAACATGGGCGAATCATCTTGCAGCATCTAATACTGCTACAGATATTCAAGGCTTTGTTGCAGACGATCCTTACGAAAGGTTCGAAGTGCAAAGTGCAGGAACGGTAGCAAGAACCAATATCGGTAATTGTGCAGACATCGTTTATGCAGCGGGCTCAACACCTAACTATGTATCAGGAGTAGAAGCTTCTGGAACTATGGCGGCGGGTACAGCTCAACTTAAAATAATTGGACTTGCAAAAACTCAAGATAACGCATTCGGCGCTAACGCTGTTGTTGTTGTTACGATTAATGAGCATATCCTCAAACAGACGGCAGGTATATAATTATGGCAATATCAAGATCACAGCTAGTTAAAGAACTAGAGCCAGGATTGAACGCCTTGTTCGGCCTGGAATATAAACAATACGAAAACCAACACGAAGCGATCTATACAAAAGAAACTTCGGACAGAGCTTTTGAAGAAGAAGTTATGTTATCTGGTTTCGCTCAAGCACAAGTTAAGCCTGAAGGTTCTGGCGTAGTTTTTGACAATGCTCAAGAAACTTTCACAGCTAGATACACTCATGAAACAATTGCTTTAGCGTTCGCAATCACTGAAGAAGCGATTGAAGATAACCTGTACGATAGACTTGCGTCTAGATACACAAAAGCGTTGGCTCGTTCAATGTCACAAACTAAGCAAGTTAAAGCTGTAAACCCGTTAATCCAAGGATTACCGACTACAAACAACTTTAATTCAGGCGATGGTGTTTCTTTATTTAACACTGCTCACCCGACAATTGCTGGTAATGTGGCAAACACGTTAGCAACTCAAGCTGACCTTAACGAAACTTCATTGGAGCAGTCTTTAATAGACATCGCTGCAATGACGGACGAAAGAGGTTTAAAAATTGCTGCTAAAGGAATGAAAATGATTATTCCTTCTGCTTTACAATTTACAGCTGACAGATTGATGAAATCTGCAGGTAGAGTTGGAACAGCTGATAATGACATAAATGCAATCAAAAGTATGGGAATGATTCCACAAGGATATGTGGTTAACAATTTCTTAACTGACACAGATGCGTTTTACATCATTACAGATGTGCCTAACGGAATGAAGTACTTTGACAGAGCACCTATCACTACAAAAATGGAAGGTGACTTTGACACAGGAAACGTTAGATACAAAGCTAGAGAAAGATACTCATTTGGAGTATCTGACTATAGAGGTATCTTCGCTTCTGAAGGTGCATAATTCGTACTAAAACAAATTAAAAAGGGGGCTTTCGAGTCCCCTTTTTTTATGGTAGAAAGAAACATCTCAATGAAAACATTTTTTATAAAAATAAGAGCTTATGGCTACATGACTCAATTTGAAGTTAAAGCTTTAGATAGCGCTAAATCCTTGGAAGACGCTATAGTTGACAAACTAGGAAAAAATGATATTAATTGGGATGTGTCAGGGTTTTATTCTTTGACAAAAAAATGGATAACTTACGAGGAGATCCAAGATGGAACACTTAACGGACCTATACAAACAAAAAAGGTCCTTGGAGTTGAACTGGGAACAGGAGCATCTTAAAGAGGGTAGATATACTCTTGATATGGTTAAAATTGATCATAAAGTAAGAGAAGTGATTAACCATATTAAAATGGCTGAAGCATTAAAAGCACATCAGTCAAACAAAATAGATGATGCTGCACCCAAAGTTTCTGTAGCTACTTAATAAAAAGCTACATCGCTGAAATCGCACTTTCTTGTAAGGCTCTCTTGCACTCTGTATAAAATTAAGCTATAAAATACACACTAAGACAAAAATATAAACATAAATTGGTTATCTTTTCTTAGTAAGATAACTGGCGCATAGGAGGCGCTGATTAATATGACAACACACTTTAAAAATGGAGTCACAAACGTAGTAGGAAAAGATGGAGGTTCTTCTGTATTTAGTGGAATCAAACAACCGCTTATAACTGGTGGTTACGAACAAGAACAAGCTTACCAAAATGACTTTAATCTGTACAACGTATCAGATTGGGAAACAGTTACATCAACAGGTGGATCTGACTTTCAACTAGCACAATTTGCTGGTGGATGGTTAAGACAAGGAGATAACGCTCCAGCTGCTGGCGAAATACAAGGAGTTGCTGGCTATGATGTTTGGAACTATAATGCAAATAAGAAATGGATGTTTGAAACTAGTATGGCAATCACTGACGTAAGTGATTTAAATACTTGGGTTGGATTTGCTGTTGATGACTATGCAGACTCAGATACTTTACCAACTGATGGTATTGGTTTCTCACACT